TAATAAAGTTGTAAGTCTTTTTTGATTCTGTTAAAATTTCACTAAACTTGCGCATGTTTGTTATCCCGTTATATGTTATTTATCTTTATCTAGCCCTTTTAGACGTTCTAACAGACTATTACGGTCAGTGACAACATAGCCTTCGCCATTAATCATACCGTCGTCTCCCGGGCCACTATCTTTGTCCATTTTTTCTTTTTTAAGTTGTAGCTCAATCATTTTAAGTTTTTTATCTAATTTAGCAGTTTTTGCATCTAAACTAGTTTTAAGCATATTACCTGCAACTTCAAAAACACGCCCACTATAACGACTTTCAACATTCATACCTAAATCCATTAAATCGTCGTATGCTGTTAATGCTCTTTGTGCAATATCTTCTAGTTCTGCATCTGCTTTATCGCCTAAACCTTTAACTTGAGGTAATGCCGCAGCAATTTTATCAAACTCTGCAATATCACGCATAGTTTCTTGCTGACGTTCTAAATCGTGAGCTTTTTGTTCTTTTTCTTGTTCCTCTGCCTGATTCATTATATCGTTGTTTTCGGGCAGATTTAGTAATTCTTCTAATTTTTTGGTCATTATCCTATACCATTATATGCTAGTATTATTTATCTACGTTTGCCTTGATGGAATATATCTCCTTCATTTATAACACGAAAGTATATTCCTTTTTGTTTACACCAAGCTCTTGCTGCTGTCCATTTAGCTTGATTTAAAACATAATGTGCTTGATTGGCTCTACTACGACCTAATTTTTCTTTAAGAGTTTGATTCGCCGGTTTTACTTCTATAAGTTCTACACGTTGTGAACCACTTTTATCACCGTATGCTATAAAAAAGTCTGGAACATATATTGTATATTTTCCAGTAAAGGGATTTCTATAAGGTATTTGTATTGCTTCACTTGCCCACTGTGTTACACTTTTATGTTCGTCACAGAATTTCATAAAAGCAAATTCCCAACTTGATCTATATGTTGGGGTTTTTGTACCTACATATTTGTCAGGATTTTTTAGCGTAAACTTTCCTTGAGCAAATCTAGCCAATTGTAGCTCCTATTATACTATAGGACTATGATCGATAATTACCCATGAGCCATTAATAAACGCTTCAAATCTAGTGTTGTCAGTATTATAAATCATATCACCATCTTCGGCAGTTAATGCATCTCTTTGCGAGTTAGTAAATAAGGGTAGCTTAAACGGAGCATTTGTAACTTCAACTCTTTCAGTACCTGAAAGGGTAAGAGTACTTCCGCTGCTAATTTGGTAATCACCTACTCCTGTAGCAACAAAATTATTAACATTTAATGTTCCTGTTACTGTAAGATTATTATTTACTGTAATGTCATTTTCAACAGTTAGATCACTGTTTAAAGTTACAGCAGGAGTTACAGTAATTGTACTGCTATCATTTGTATCTAATGTACTACCTGTAAATGTAAATGAACCTACATCTGCTGGTTGAAGTGAGGTATCTGCTAGTGTACCTTGTGCGCTGGTCGCAGCATCAGTAATACCATATCCTGCTAAGGTAGTAGGCTTACTAGTTAAGTCAGAAAATGCTACACTTGTTAGATAGCTACTTAAATCAGGAGGAGTATACGTAAAGATTCCAGTTGTATTATCATATGATAAGTTAGCTGTTCCTACACTGTTAACAATAACTCCGAGGTCGTCTAATCCGATACCTGCATTTAAAACTTTAGTGTCTATATAACTCTTAGCTGCATACTCAGTTATTAAAGAAGTCTGACTTGCATCTCCTAATGTTGCATCATTACTAAACTCATCTACATTAACACCTAAGTTCATTGATAATGCAGTAAGGCTACTAAACGATGTTGGTTTATTTGTTAAGTCTGCATAGCTACCAGAAAATAACAAATTAGTAGTGTCGGTTAAATTTGATATGTCGGATGGTATGGCAGGTTTTCCTGTTAAACTAGAATAGACACCGTCAAATAATAAATTAGTAGTATCAGTTAAATCTGTTAAATCTTCCGGTATAGTTGGTTTATTTGTTAAGTCTGCATAGCTACCAGAAAATATTACAGGTTTATTTTCTAAATCGTTATAATCTCCACTAAATGCATCTTGTATGCCATAACCTGCAATAGTAGTAGGCCTATTTGTAACGTTTACAAATTCAATAGTACTTGCAGTAACATCTCTAAAGGTATACTGTCCTGTTCCGTCTGTAGTTAATACCTGTCCGGCACTTCCGTCTTGGATATTTGATAAATCAGTAAGGTCTGTTGGAATACTTGGTCTATTAGTTAGGTCGTTAAAGTCTCCTGAATATGCTACTGTTTTTAAACTGTCTACATAGTTTGTTACAGTGTTTAACGAGTTGTCTACTAGCAGTTTATTCCATTTTCCTGAATGTGCATAATACATACCTGAATTCTCTACGTGAACTAGTAATCCTTCGTATGTGTTAACGTTGATAGAGGAAAGATCTGCTATAGATTGTACTTGGTTACTATATAATAATTTATTTGGCCCAAAATCTATATCTGAATTTAACAGATTATCGCCATCACCTAGTAATGTATATAATTCTGTAAAATTATTATTAATTTTTTCGCCGCCTGTGCGTAAGCCATCACCTAGGCCGTCGTTTGCTTGTACGCCAGTATTTAATGATTGTTTTGCCATCTATTAATCTCCATCCCAGGTAATTGTTTCTGAATCGAATGTAAATCCTGTTGCACTAAAGTTACTCGATACGTTGCTATTTATAGTTACTGGTGCAGGAGTACCTTCAATAATATTTCGTGCTTCATATTTAACTATTGATTTGTCTTTTTTAAACCCAACTACACTGGTACGCTTTCTATTATAATTTAATACTTCTGCAACAACATAACTTAGTTGAAGATTGTCTGTTGCTTTTAAGGTATCTAAAAGTTTAAAAATTTTAATGCCATCTGTTTTGGCTTGATTTAATAATGTTATACTTACTGCTTTTGCTGCTGTTTTTTCAAATCCCCTAGATAAGAAAAATCCTTCTACTGCATTTAATTCGTTATCATTAAAATTAATAGATTCTGTAAAATATGTGTCAAAATACAGTTGTGTATTTCTGTCACTTTTTCTAGATATATTTTCTATAGGTAATCCGCTCATACTGTATTTTCCAATACTTGTCTTCTATAAGATTCTTTTTGCACTTCTGACAAATTATCCCAGGCAATGCTTAATCCGTTTGTTCCGCCGTTTCCACCGTTTGCAAGATAATCATTTTTAAATTCTTGTTTAGCAAGATTGTCTAATGCAGTAGAGTTATTTTGCAACTCTAATCTGTTTAATGTAACTGAACTTGGAGCACCAGACACTGATAACGATGTCGAAGATGTTACACTAGTAGTTCCGCCAGTTCCGCTTGTTTTAGGAAATGAATAATCTGTTAATCCCCCGATAGTACTATTTTTTGATACTAAACTTTTTATATTATAATCCGAATTACTTGTTATACTAGGAAATGTTGTTGGGCCGTTATTAAATTCTGTATTTGCACTTGATCTAGGTCTTCCGTTTGAGTCTCCTGCAGGTATAATATCTGTTCCTTCAGTAGATGAATTGCCAGTTTCACTGAATAATATACTAGGTCTTGTATCATAATGAACTGTTCCAAAACCTGTTGGATTTCCATCTTGACCTGTTTTTACTGTTCCACGAGTATAATGAACTGCTTCATATGCAACAGTGATAGTGTTTGTCATAAACTCGCCGCCTTGACTTTCTACAGTATCATGCTGCCAATTTGTAATAATAGGATTAACAAGAGTATAGGTTGTATATTGAGATCTTGATAATTGACTTAACTGTATATTTCTAAAAAATGGTACAGATATATTATTATCTAAACCGTATCTATATTGGTGCCTAGAACTTCCTTTAAAAGTATTATCACCGTCAAGTTTACTATAGGCTCCTGGTTGGTCGCCGTGCCATGCATCTGCATAATAAAATCTATAATATGCTTCTAATAATGCAGTAGTTACACCATGGTTATCATCATGGAATGTAATATTAATAGGCTCATATTGAATTTGCGTTTGTATATTCTTTTTTCTATTATACTTGTTTCTTGTTTCAACTTGCGCAGTATATCTAGGTAAGTCTGCAGATTTTACAAGCATGCCTATTTCAGTTGTATATTTTTGTGTAAGAGATTGTAATACATTACCTACACTAGGATCTAATGCAAAAAAGCAATGATATAAAAAACGTACTTTAGGTGCAAACTTAAGATTATTATTTAAGAAAAGACTAGGTGCGTGATTATAGTCGCGCAACGTTATGCCATCTTGTTTACTATTTAGGTTATCTGAATAAGGATTACTTGCCATACTAATATTTATCTATATCAGTAATGTGCGTAGATAATAAAAAAGGAGCCCTAAGGCTCCTTTTAAACTTGAACTTATATTAATTAAGTTCCACCGCCTGTAATAAGCGAACCTGTACCGCGTGGTACGCTTACTCCGATGCCGCCCTCTGCGTCTGTTTGGATTGCGTTATCGTATTGGATTTCAAGCGTTACTGTAACTGGTTCGTTGTTTTGATATGCTAGTGTATTGTAGTTAGCATTAGTAACAAAACAACCATATAGCTCAAATGTTTCTAGTACATTTGGAGTATATACTCCGTTACCACCGTCTAGTATTTCAATACGTGTAGTAAACTTGTAATCTTGGCCTGAAACAGGACTTGACTGTTCCATAAAGTCAAATTGTTTCTGTAATTGCTCACCAACTAGTTTTTGTACCGCATTATTTACATCTTCACGTAAGTTAAGTGTAATTGGGTTCCATGTGTGTTTACCTGCCAAATATGCTTTGGAGTTGTACGCATGAATTTCCATTGGTTCAAACTGTACTGTTGGACGAGTTACGTCAACAACTTGTTTTGTAAGTTCCGTTGTCGGTGTACTAACACCAAAGTTTTCCAGCGACACCCTAAAGCGGTACTGGAGCTTCGGCATTAACAAGCCCTGGCTAGCGGCAGAGTCGCCACTAGCTAACGGAACTGTGATTTTTGATAATGATGAAATTGCCATTTAATTTGCTCCTAGTTAGTAGTATTTATCATCCTGCCGCAGCTATCTCACCTGTGTTTTTGAGTCTCAACGGAATGTATATAAACTCAATGCTCTTAACAGGTTCAATTGCAATATCGACGTAAAGTTCATTACGATCAATTCTTGAAGGAGTATTGTTTGTTTCATCACATACAACTAAGAAGTCGTATAGTGCTCTTTGTCCTACAAGTTCTAACAGTAAACTTTCTACTTGTTGTTTAATCTCGTCACGTGTGATTTTATCATTTGGTTCAAAGATATAAGGTTTAGCAAGTGAATTTAGCTGACTACGTAGATATACAACAAGTCTTGCAACATTAATTCGATCTAACGAACTTGCGCCTCTTGCACGAGTTTTTTGACCATAATTAACAAGTCCTGCGCCAGTTATAAATGTAATTGGGTTAACACTATTACTATATAGTGTGTCACGTTGTCCTTCATTAAGTGCTACTGCTACAAATTCAGCTTCGCTATTAATATAGCCTGTTGAACTTGCATTAGTTACGCCACCGCGTCTTGTACCTGCTGGTGCAAACCATGGATAGCTAACCTGATCACTTAGTGCAATAGTACGTAGCATCATGTGACTTGGTGGAACAACTACATTGTTACCTGCGTTATCACTTGTAAAGCCCCATGGATAAAACACGCCTAAGTATTCGTCGTTAGTAACAAGACCGTTGTCGTTGTCTTCTACCGCAGCACGAACGTTAGTTGCCCATTCATTTAATGAAGTAGCATCAGGTGTTAATCTTGCTGGGCTATCGCCTACAACAAATGCTGTTAACCCTCTATCAACGTTTAGAGTAATTAATTCGCCAATTAGTTCTGGATAACCAGGTGCAGCAATTAAGTTAAATCTACGTGCATCTTCGTTACGAATTTCGTCGTTGCTATTAACAACTGACTGTAATGCCTGTACAACAACCTTGCGCTGTGCTTTGCGACCAAAGCTACCTGAACCATCTTCGTTGTTACCGCTTACAGTAACCCAACGATCTCTTGTATAACTTTGTGCAACAGTATCTTCGTCAAGGAATCTTTGGTTAATATCTTCAGTCACATGTCCTTCTACAAATTGTTTTACATTAAATCCGCTTCTACGTGTGTTGAATAATAATGTTCCTTTTGGATATAGTGCTGGATCTGGGGCATCTGGGTCTAAGTAATTACTTGAAAGTAATTCTTTAATAGTTGCAGACGTGTTTCCATTTGCACCGCTTGTTCCATAACGTGCATCAGCAAACACAATACCATTTTCAGTTGTTTGATCTGTGTTATCTACCAATACCCATTTTTCTGTAGTTTTGTTATACTTGTAAATTTGTGGATAATTTTCAATATCTGAAGTATTAATCCATAGGTCGCCTTCAACTAACGAGCCACCGCCACTTTGTTTAGTTGGCTGACTTGCACTAACTATAGGTCCATTTTCGTCTGCTCCGTTAGTGTTGCCTGGTGATGCATCTCCAAATGCTGCATTTCCTGTACCATCATATTGATATCCAACCCAAGTAGTTCCGTTGTTAATCATAATGTCAACTTCGTCAACAATTGAGTTGTACCATAATGTTCCGTTAGCTGCTGTATTTGTAATCTCAGTATCTGAAGATGTATAATCCAATTGCTTCCAGTTACTTGCACGATATTGCTTAATTGGAGCAGTATCGTTATCAATTCCTGGTTCATCACTTACAAAATCTGTAGCGTCTGAAATTCCTAAACGAGATACTACATCGCCTTCACTGTCTGATCTTTCAGTAAATCTAATTTCGCCGCCTGCAGAATGTTTAATAACTATTCTATTTTGTGAATCAACTTCTGCATTTATATAAGGAACTTTTGCACTTGTAATTGCCGCAGCAATAGTTGAAGCTAGTGCTGTTGCATCTGCACTACCAGCAAATGATACTGTAGTGCCTCCTGTAAATACTGCTGATCCTGGCGATGTTGATTCTATATCAAGAGTATAATTTCCGGAGCCTACAGCAAAACTACTCGAAGTAATAATTGCTGATGTTACTGCTGTTGGTCCTTGTGAACCTCTACGGAAAATTCTAAATGTAGCCAATGGCGGATTATCGCCAGCTACGTTACTTGCAATATATAAATCACCTAAAGAAAGGTTGTCGCCACCACCTGTTCTATCAAGTTCTAATAGAGCTTGTTCTGATGTTGGATAAATTGGTGCTGAAATTGATTCCCAAAGTTCGGTATCTGCATTCCAAAGTTTTACTCTCCAACGAGCACCTAAATTAGGTGTAGTTGTTTTAATCCATACACTGCCGGTTGCTCTACCATTACTGCCTGAAGTAGTTTTAAATGAATCTGGAATAACTGTGTGCTTACTAATTTGTAATGCAGGTGGTAAGTAAGTACCTGCGTCGATACCTAGTTCTGTTAATGCATCAGTAACTCCGCCTTGGCCAGCTGCAATTACAACTTCTCCTGCTTGAGTGCTATCGCCTGCTCCTGAACTTGTACCGTCACTATAAATTGCAAGTTCTCCGTTTACTTCAGCTGCTGATATCCCTGATATGCTCAAGTTATTAATTGTGCTTACTAGAGTTGCAATAGTGCCGCCTGTAGTAACAATTGTACCATTTAAAGTAAATGAAGATGCTGTTAATGTCCCTGTTGTTTTAGAACTTGTTAATGTTGGCCATGCTTCTTGCCAATCGTTGCTACCTACTTCAACCCAACCTGTTGTAGCTCT